GATTACTCTAGTCAAGAGTTAAATGTAATTGCCTTTGGATCTAAAGACCCAGTTTGGTTAGAAGCTTTAGAAGAAGGACAAGATTTACACTCTACTTGTGCAGAATTGGTTTATGGAGATGCATGGATAAACGCCGCGGAAGATGGGTGTATTTATATGTCTAGTAAAATGAAATGTAAATGCACCAATCATAAAATTCTTAGAACTAATGTTAAGACTATTAATTTTGGCCTCGCTTATGGTATGGGCCCTAACAAACTTGCTGACACCCTTAATATTGATATTGAGGATGCTAAATTACTTATTGAAAAATACTTTGAAACATTTCCAGCTATTAAAGGTTTTCTTAATAAACTAGGTAATTATGGTAAAAAGTTTGGTTATATTAAAACATTTCCCCCTTATAACAGGAAGAGATGGTTTACTAATTGGTATCCAAAGATATGGGCACATAAATCATCATTTATGGAACTTGGTAGTATTGAAAGAGCTAGTAAGAATACGCCTATTCAGGGAGCATCTGCAGATATGACTAAGAAAGCTTTAGTTGAAATGCGGGGATGGATAGCAATGGTAGATGCACCAGTGAAATTAGTGATGACTGTACATGATCAGATAGATACTATATGTAGAGATGATTATATAGATACTTGGACAGTGGACATGAAAATGCTAATGGAAATGGCAGCTAAAGAGATAGTAACCAACGGCTTGTTAAAAGCTGAAGTAACAGTAAATAATTGTTGGACTAAATAATAATATAAATATGAGAAAACAAATAGTTAAATGGACATCAGTAATATTACTATGTATATTAATATATATATTCTTAATACCACATCCTCAAGGAACTACTCAAAAACAGCATAACTTTCAAGTTGGTGACGATACTGAACATATCTGGATTGGAGGTAATGGTGATACAATAATAGAATAATTTAAAATATAATTAATATGAAAGCAAGTACTAGAGCAGTAATAAATGAAATGGTAGCAAAAGCAGAATATAAGAAAAACAATGGTCCTATTGCTATGACTCCAGATCAATTGTGGAAATACAGTGGTAAAACAGAAGAGCCAACTGTAATAATAAATAAATGGAATTCTAATAAAATTGACAGATATGGGGGATATAAACTTCACGCTAGAAGAGCTCTTTGGTTAACGAAAAAAAGCTGATGTTAAGTGTTAAAGAAATAGAGCAAACTAAAGCTGTTAATGCCTGGGCTAAAGCCGGTTTCTGTGGTAGTATAATCGCAGGAACTGGTTTTGGTAAGTCTAGATGTGGAGTTATAGCTCTTGGTGAAACATTGAGAAGGCATAAACAAATAGGTGCTGGTTTAGTATTAGTGCCTACTACTCAATTGAAAGATCAATTTAAAGAAGAGTTTATTAAGTGGGGATATGAGGACACTCTAGATAATATAGAATTCATGTGTTATCAAAGCGCTTATAAGTTAACAAATAAGCATTATGATATAGTAATATGTGATGAGATTCATCTGGGACTCTCTCAGAAATATAGACAATTCTTTGAGAATAATACATATTATAGATTACTATGCTTAACCGCAACATTACCTGAAGAGGCAGAATATGAAGAGTATTTATATACGTTAGCACCACCCGTATACACAATAACACTTAATGAATGTATTGAGTTAGAGCTGGTAAGCCCTTATGATATAGTTTGTATGTCTGTTAAACTTACTCGTGCTGAGCAGCAAAAATATGATAAAGCACATAAATCATTTTTATATTATAAATATGAGCTTGGTCAATTTGATGCATTTGATGAGGCAAAGAGAGCGTTAGCAGATAATAATTCTTCCTCTGAACAAAAAAGAAATGCTAGTATGTTTTATAAAGCTATTAAGAGTAGGAAAAATGTTGTAGATAATGCATCTAATAAAATAACTGTATTACAAAAACTTGTTTTAAATAATCCTAATAAAAAGATACTGACATTTGGTGGTTCAAATTCATTTACAGATGAGATGTGTGAATCAATTGCACCATTAGCTGTTAAATATCATTCTAATATGACGAAGAAACAAAAACAAATATCGCTAGACTCTTTTAAATCTGATGTTAAAAATGTATTATGCTCTACTAAAGCTTTGAATCAAGGATTTGATTTACCAGGAGTAGAAATAGGTATAATATGTGGATTAACAAGTAAGGCTTTAACAATGATTCAGCGTATTGGTAGATTCTTAAGATATGAAAATGGGAAAACAGGAAAAATTGTTATAGTATATGTATCTGATAGTCAAGAGGATAAATGGTTAAAGAATGCCATAAAAAGCTTTGAAAATGTTAGATATATAGATAATATAAAAAAATTGTAGAATGCTTGTATATTATATAATTATTACTTATATTTGTATATATAATATTAAAGAGTATAAAAAAAATTATTATGAATATAGAAATAAATACTGACTTTTTAACGGGGTACTCTCTTAGTGCTGACGATTATATGTACCTTTATATTATACAAAGAAACGGATATGAGTACTTGCAGACTCTGAATTTGAATCCTAATATAGACACGATGTTAACTAACGGATATCTAGAACTCAGCGACAATAAATATGTAATAACAGATGCTTTTAAATTATTAGTAACTAGTAATTATGATTTAATGTTTGCTGAGCTCATAGATACCTACCCTATGAAGGTACGGTCTGAAAAAGGGCAAATAAGGATACTACACGCTAAAGATGCAAAAGCTAAATCTAATGCGAAAGCAAAGAAATGGTATAAGAAAATAACTAAAACCAACAAAAGTACGCATGAACATATTATCAAATGCCTTAACACACAGTTAGAGGTAACTAAAGATAATTTAGGATACATGCAGAATCTTGAAACTTGGTTAAATAATCACACTTGGGAAAAATATGAAGAAATAAATTATGATAATAAATCAGAATCAGAATCCCAAAGAATTACAAGACAACTCTAAAGATGTATTCTCTAAAAGAGGATTTCAAACAATAGATAAAGCCGTAAGGCAATCCATTAAAATAGTTAAAGACGCAAAAAAGGGCATACGCAGTGTGCTTGCTACAACGTGGCCTAGACTAAATAGAAATCTACTTGGAGGACTACAAAAAGGAAAGATGTATGTAATTGCTGGCCGACCTGGCGTAGGTAAGTCAGCCTTTAGTAATCAATTAATATTTGATCTTCTTGATGTAAATCAGGATAAAAATGTTATTGTATTGTACTGGAGCTTTGAAATGCCAGGCTATCAACAAATTATGAGAACTGTGTCTAATAAAGTAAATACAAATGTGGCAGATTTATTATCTGTTGACGAAACTTTATCAGATCAAAGTTTAAAAAATTATATAGAGAAAGCAGAAGTATATAGTAAATACCCTATATTCTTTCATAACATTCCAAAAGATATGGAATTCATTAAGAAAGTTAATATTGATGTATTCAATGAGTATCCTAGCGCAATTGTAGTTAACCTATATGACCATTCAAGATTAATATCAGGTGATGGAGACTCTGAGTTAAAACGTTTAAATAATGTTTCTAAAACATGTATGTGGTTACAATCTAAAATGGGAGTTATAAATATATTACTATCGCAATTAAATAGAAATATAGAACAAGAGCACCGTGCTAAAAATCAATATCAACCAATGTTAACAGATCTATTTGGTGGTGATAGTATAGGTCAGGATGCTCATGTTGTCATGATATTAAATAGACCGTATGACTTATATGGTATTACAGATATTTATTGTGAAGAACCTCCTCAAGGATTATTAGCCTGTCACATTGAAAAGAATAGAGATGGAATGCTTGGTATGATACCATATGAAGCTGATCTATCTACATTTACAATTTATGAACGAATAAAACAGAAAAATGGGCAAACAAAATAATAAATTATTAAAAAATATAAAATTATATGAAAAAAAGAAAGCTGAACAGCAAGAATCCAAAGTATCAGGATCAAACGGAGAACAAAGACAAGATAATAGAAAAAAGAGTATTAATGTGCACTACACAAAATAACGTAAAAGTTTATGGCGTGTGGTATAAAGATTAAAAGCCATGGAATTACCAACAACAAAAATAAAAGCAATGAGAAAATCTCCAAAACATTTGGTTATATATGGTTCTCCTAAAGTAGGAAAAACAACAGCTTTAAGTACATTAGATAATTGTTTAATTATAGATTTAGAAGACGGGTCTGATATGATTGATGCAATAAAATTAAAAGCTAATAATTTTTCAGAATTATCTAAAATTGGTAAAGCAATTATAGAAAAAGGAAAACCTTATAAGTATATTGCTATAGATACAATTACTAAACTAGAAGAGTGGTGTGAAGCTGAAGGTAAAAAAATGTATCAAAGTCTAGCACAAGGTAAAAACTTTGATAAAGATAATAAAGGTATATCAGTTTTATCATTACCTAATGGTGGAGGATATTTATATCTTAGAATGGCTTATAAGAAATGGATTGATAGATTAAGTCAATTGGCTGACCATATTATACTTGTAGGACATTTAAAAGATAAACTCTTAACAGATAAAAAAGGCAAAGAAGTAAATTCTAAAGACCTTGATTTAACTGGTAAAATTAAACAGATTACATGTGTAAATGCTGATGCAATTGGGTATATTTACAGACAGGATGAGGCCACTTGGATTTCATTTGATGCTAAAGATGATATTGTAGCAGGCACTAGATGTGATCATCTAAAAGGGCAAGAGATGCTCTTGGATTGGAATAAAATATTTATAGATTAATTAAACATAAAAAAATGATTGAAATGAATAAAAAACAAGAAGCAGGTGAAACTCCTGTAAAGATCTCTGTAATGCAGATTGATCAAGATCTTAAGAACGGTGTTAGTAAGTCAGATATGGCTGTAAAATATGATATAAAGCCATGGGAAGTGGACAGAATGTTTGAACATCCTTTTCTTAAAGGTAGAAGACCTAGTAAGAGAAAACCTTTATCTTTTGAATTTGTAGATGATACAGAACCATTGAATAGTGGTGACATTGCTGTAGAACAAGAAGCGGAAGTAGATTCTAATCAGGTCACTCTAGAGCAAGCTATAGATGATGCTATTGAAGATGTTGAAGAGGCTAAAAATCAAATGCAAGAAACACAAGAAGCTATATTAGACATGTTGAGTCCTATGGATCCTGAAGAAACAATTGAGTCTTTAATAGATGAGGTAGAAGAAGAAGAAGAAATAAAAGTGGATGACGGTTCATTCGAAATTAATTAATAACTAAATAAATAAATAAAAATGGCAATACAAAGTAATGCAAGTACAGAATCAGTAGCTGGCGGAATAAAATTATATTCCGGAATATCTAATTTTAAAATTGTAGCTGTTAATCCTACTTTACCAGAGTTACACGAAATGGGAATTCAATTTAAAACTGAACCTAATTATCATGTAGAAATGCAGGGTGAAGATATGTTTAAATTAACATTTTGGTTGAAAAATGAGGATATAACTACAAAAATGGAAATTATATTAAATCCTAACCATAGAGTTGCTCAAACAGGTAAATTCCAATGGATGAATAATATAGGTCAAGAGACTTGGTCTGATGCTGCACCAACATATGATTGGTGGAAATCTGAAGGGCAAAGAAAAGCTTATGTTGGAGAAGAGACTCTTATTAGATTTATTAAAGCTTGGGCTAATGTAGCAGGTGGAGATGAAGTTTATTTTGAAACAATAGAGAAAATATGTTCTGGATCTGATATTTCTGAGATAACATCTTTAGTTCAGCAATTACAAAATAATGAAGTTAGATTATTATTAGGCGTTAAAGATGACAAATATCAACAGGTTTATACTAAATCTATTGGAAGAGTAAAACCTCAACGTGATGACTTCTTTGTTAAAGAATTAAATAAAGAATATGGTGAGTTTAAAGCTGAATATGATCCTACATTAAATTGGGGCCCATATGTCCCTACATTACAAACTATTAAAGCTGACGATTTAGACACTGTAGAGGAAAACGCAGACTGGGTTA